CCCGCCTTAGCAACCTGGCAAAACTGAGTTGTGCGTGTACGCGCACGCGTGTGCGCGCATCATACGCACGTGCATGCGCGCATCACGCACGAGAGCACGCGTGCTATTCGTGGGAGCCGCGACGCCCGAGCTGCTAGCGTGCACCAGGTCGTGCACCAGGTCGTGCACCAGGTCGCGTGCCAATGTGTCACCGTGCCAATGTGCAGCGGCCGGACGCGTGCATAATGGCACTGCGAGCTGTAGCCACCGAAGCGGTGCAATCAGCCATTCCGCTACCAAGCCAATCTGTCACCCGTTCCGCTTAGCAATCTGGCAAGGCGCAACACGCCTTAATCCCATTGACGTTGACTTGTGGTGGTCCCTAGAAGGGGACACCACGTCAAGTCAAAGGAATGGGATTTCGGTCAACTCCCAAGGTTTCATTCAAGTGTTTGATTATCCCTCGAAGTATTCCAAAGCTCATTACGCCACCATTGCAGTGTGCCGAAGCGCCCATTGCTGGCGAAAAGACTAAACATCTTGCGTGTTATGTGTGTTAGATAGTTTGATTAATCAAACATCTTCCGTGTTAGATTGTTTGAAAAATCGTGACTTGGCTTGGCGTGGGCGCAAACGATGATAGCAAATCGGCAGGATAAGGCGCTTGACATGTTGGCGAAGGCGTGCCAATAGAGAGGCCACAGTGCATTTTGATAAAACGGAGATACCAAATGATCGACGCCGCTGCCTCTGCCGAAATGACCGCCCGCAAGCGTGCCATGGATGAAGCGTACGCCACCACGCTGGAGATTGACGCGGCATGGCGCCGCGACTTCGCTGCCAAGCTCGCGGCGGCTGGCCATGCCGGCAGCTATGACTACGAATACAGCATCAAGCATGCCGAGAGCGCCGAAGCCGAAGCCGCCGCAATCCGTGCTTCTCTCGCGTGACGTTCATACACTGCCGCGTGATGCGCGGCAGACATGAGCGCCACAGCTCACAACGGAGAACGGATCATGTGTTTTCAGCCTCGCAATCCCGCCGGCACGCGTTACGCCACGATGACGCGTGCACAGCTCGCGGCGGAGTATGAAGGACGGGTGGGTTACGATCCGTTCGCGGATGACGCACGCACCACGGAAGACGACGTGAGGGAGCTGCTGCGTCAGCTTGACGAAATGGCCGAAGAACTGGCGGAGGAAATGTGACCATGGGCGACCTGCCGGACTGGATCGCCTTCCCCTTGGTATGCGCCGCTATCTGGCTCATCCTTTCAATCTGACAACGGAGAACACATCATGCCCAAGCCTCTTTACCTCGACATTGCCGATCGCGTGGCACAGCTCATCAATATGAACAAATCAACGGCCGTGGAATGGGGCGCCATTGGCGATAAATCGGCTGAGCTGGAAAAGCTCATCCGCGACCACATGCCGGGTGGGAGCGGTTTCGACAACGGAACCACGCTGGACGATGACGCAACGCGCGCCGACAAACTCGTCTTTCGCACCGCGTTTCACCACATGGACGAGAGCGGCGGCTATGATGGTTGGACGGAACACACCGTCATCATCACGCCAGCTTTCGGCGGCTTCGATATTCGCGTGACCGGCCGCAACCGAAACGACATCAAGGCGTACATTGCCGACACGTTCCAGCATGCCTTGTCGGCGCCGGCAGGATGGGCAACGGCCGGCTAGTGACGTTCTGCATGGGGCCGGCATTGTCGGCCCCTAACAGAGCGCCACAGCTCGCAACGGAGAACGACCAATGACCAGCTACACCGAAGCCGATTATCAGCGCGAACGCGCAATCTGCGACAAGGCGCAAGCCTATTGGAAGGCGCACGCGTCCTACGACCGAAGCGGCGCATCCAGCATGACGGCAGAGCAAGCCGCGCATCCCGACTACGCCGCGTGCGACAACGCCATGCGCGGCCGTGTGGAGGCCTGGGAGCTGCAGCGCGACAAGCCGGCGGTGTTCTTCGCTTACCTGGACGCCAAAGGCGAGCACGTCACCACATGGCTGGGTGACGTTATCGGTCGCGTGACGCGCCTTCGCCGATCCACGCACCGCACATGGAATGGCGCGAGGCACAGCATGTACCATGTGCACGTGACGGCTTTCGGCAAGCGCTACCACGGCAAGGGAAGCGGCCCCGGAATGTGCATCACGTTGCGCGCATTCAAGAGCAAGTGACATTCACAAACTGGCGTGCTACATGTACGCCAGACGTGAGCGCCACAGCTCGAACACAGGAGAGAAGACAATGCTTGATTTCGTGTTGCACCTGTCGCGTGACGTGCCGGGGATGCGCAAGGCACGCGTCAGCTCGGAGCAGCCTGGAATGCACGTGCGGCCGGTTTCGACGGAAACGCGCAAGGCGTTGCCGTTCCAGTATCGCGCGGCTTTCGACCGCGCTAACGATACGTGGTGGCAGAACAAGCACGACACGTCAGACAACCCGCCGCTGTATCTCGAATTGCGTTCGGCGCGCGGCAAATACCTCAACACTGTGCACGCCATTCCGGCGCGCTAACAACGGAGAGAAGACAATGTGGAACTACAGCAAGAAAGAACATCAAGTCATTGCGCATGCATGGGCGCGCCTGGCCGAAGCGGCGGATACCCGCATGGGCGCCGGGTGGGAGCTGGCGTTGTACGTCAAGATGGAACGTGGATCGGGCGGCCCCAAAATCAGTTCGTTGTCGGCGCGCTTCCTGATCGCTCGTTCCGTGTTCGAGGGGATGCGAGAGCCGGACGCGCCGATTTCGTCCATTGGCGGTTTCCGTCATTCCATCATCCTGGCCCGCGTGTTCGGCGCCGACAATCGCGACCGCGGCACCCTCAACCCCCGCTGGACGGAATTTCTCGCGGCAATGCCGGCCGCTATCGAGGCGCATGACGCGTGCACCAAACGCGAGCACGACGCCAACATGGCCGAACTGCGAGCGATGAAGACCGCGTGACGTTCATACACTGCCGCGCACTGCGCGGCAGACATGAGCGCCACAGCTCGACCACAGGAGAGAAGACAATGCCCGAATTCATCATCAACGACGACAAGCCGTTGCGCGGCCTGTCTGACTTCGAACGCGGGTACATCGACGCCATGTTCTTTACGAACGGCGACACGGGGGACGACGAAAGGCCATGGCTGTTGAATGAGCTTGGCACGCGCCGGCTCACGCGCAAGGCGCTGGTGCGCATCAAGGCCGATTGCGGCGCCTTCCTGGCCGCCTTCGTGTCGCCTGGACGCACTGTTGCTGAAGTCATCGCGGCGCAAGAGAACTACGACGAAGAACAAGCCGGCCGTGATTTCTGGTACACGCGGCAAGGCCATGGCGTCGGGTTCTGGTGCCGGGATGAACTGGCCGAAGCTGTCGGCGACGCTCTGTCGAGAGCCGCAAAGGCGCAAGGCGAAGCCTATGTGGAAACCTGGCGGGGCTGGATTTATTATCGGTGACGTTCTGCATGGGGCTGGCGTTGTCAGCCCCTAACAGAGCGCCCCTGCTCTAACACAGGAGAGAAGACAATGCCCGCGATACGCCACCACACCACGCAGCAAGTGTTGCACGTGACGCATGGAAAAACTTTGTTCGGCGCCAACCTGCAAGGCGCCGACCTGCGAGGCGCCGACCTGCGAGACGCCGACCTGCAAGGCGCTGACCTGCAAGGCGCTGACCTGCAAGGCGCCGACCTGCAAAGCGCTAATCTGTACGGCACCCACCTGCGCGACGCTAATTTGTACGGCGTCAACTTGCGAGAAGCCCACCTGCGCGACGCCCGTTTGCCAGGCGCCAACCTGCAAGGCGCCAACCTGCAAGGCACCAACCTGCAAGGCGCTAATCTGTACGGCGCCAACCTGCGGTACGCCGGCCTGCGGTTCGCCGACCTGCAAGACGCCAACCTGCAAGACGCCAACCTGCAAGACGCCAACCTGCGAGACGCCCACCTGCGACGCGCCGACCTGCGACGCGCCAACCTGCGAGACGCCCACCTGCAAGGCGCCAACCTGCGAGACGCCGACCTGCAAGGCGCCGACCTGTACGGCCACCACGTTGTGCGGGAAGTCGCTGTGTTGCGGCGTGCGGACGGCTACGAATTCCGCGCGTTCGAAACGCTCGGCGGCCTGTTCATCCGCGCCGGTTGCCGCGCCAAGATGATCGAAGAATTCAGGGCGCACGTGGCGAAGTATTACCCCAAAACCGCCAAGGCCGCCGAAACCTTGGCGATCCTCGATTTCTGCGAGCAGCAAGCCGCGCGGGAGCCCTGGGCCTGACGTTCATACACTGCCGCGTGATGCGCGGCAGACATGAGCGCCACAGCTCGGACACAGGAGAGAAGACATGAAGCGCCCCGAAATCATATTCGTGGGCATGGAAACGAGCGGCGCATTACGTCGCCGCTTCCAGGCCAAAGGATACGAGACGTACTCTGTGGACCTCCTGCCTTCCGAAGATGGCGGGGAGGAAACAACGTACACCCAAGACGGCATGCTTACGCTCGGCAAGCACTGGGTTGGCGACGTGTTCGGAACGCTCGAAAACATGTACGCATGCGATCTTTGGCCGGATGCCGCGGTGTTCCACCCGGATTGCACCTATCTCACCAACTCGGCTGAATGGGCGTACAAAGACCCCGATTTTGTGCGTTACCCCGAAGTTGGCTACCACCAGCGCGTCAAGCCCGGCACATTGACGGGCGCGGCCAGGCGAGCCGCCCGAGCTGCGGCCATGGATCAGTTCCGCCGCATCCTCGCCTTGCCGATCCGCGTCAAGGTTATCGAGAACCCGCGGGGCGCCTTGTCCCGCATCATGAAACCGACGCAGACCGTGCAGCCCTACGATTTCGGCGACGACGCCAGCAAGGCCACGTGCCTGTGGCTGCTCGGCAAGTACAACAACCCGTTGCCGCCGCTCCCCGTCAACCCGGCTAAGCGTGTGCCTGGCCGCATCGTCAATGGCGTTGAACGGTGGGCTAATCAGACTGACAGCGGGCAGAACCGGCTTTCACCGGGCGACGACCGCTGGAAAGACCGCGCCCGCACTTATCCCGGCATTGCGGACGCGCTGGCCGACTACATCGCCGAACAACTCAGCTAACGGAGAGAAGACATGTATTTTAAGATGATCGGAGAGCCGGCCAACAAGAGCTTGGCGAGCGCCGCGGAATACGGCCACGAGCTGAACCACGCTATCCGCCACATCGACACGCTCGTGGCTATGGAAGTCATGGGCGGCGGCCCCAACACTATCGCAATCTTCCCCTGTCTGAACGGCGGCAAGCAGATCGAAGCCGTACAGGCTACGGTCGATTTTCTGCAGCGCGCCGCCGAAGCGGCAAAGGACATGCACGCTTTCTTAACGGAGGCGTGCGAACATGCGCAGGCGTTCACAAAGCGCACCCCGACCGTCACCCCCATGCCCTTCAAGAAAGGCGGCTAGCCGTGCCCATAGTAACTTACTACATCATCGCGCACGTGCATTCCGACCCTGTGCAGCTCGGCAAGATTGCCAGGCTCATGCACGAGGGCGACATTCCCAAACTGTACGCCGACCGCGCCGCCGCGGTGACGGCTCTCGAAAACTACGGTTTGATGCGGACGCGGTATCGTGTATGGGAAGTCACCCTGTCCGATGAACCTTTGACGCCTTACAGCGTTGACGTCGGCGGGCAGCGCGTAAAAGGCGCTTGACAGCCTAACAAGTTATCGCGTAGCGTGCCCGCGTTGAATACCCAACGGCCAGATGGCCACAACAACGGAGAATGCGAAATGTCCCTCAAGGTTGGTCCGGTTCTCGCCCCCGGCTCGTTCACGGTCCCGGCCGGCTCGTCCGGTCGTTCGTCGCACACGGCGTTTCACGCTGCCCTGATGTCGCTCGCCGCCCCGGCGCCCGGCCAGGAGCACGGCGGGGCCTTCCCCGTCGAAGTGGACATGTCGGACTGCGGCATGCTCGGCGAGGCCCGCGCGACCGAATTCAGCGCCCGCGCTCGCAAGGTGTCGAATTCCGTCAGCAATGCCATCCGGTCCTTCGGCCGCACCACGCCCGGCCCGAAGTTCACGGCGCGCACGATCCGCGGCCAGAACAACCCGCTCGGCGCCATCGACGGTTGCCTTCTCGTGATCCGGCTCGCCGACAACGCCCCGGCTGCGCCCGCCGCTGGCCAGACCGGCGCCGGCCAGGCCCCCGCCGCGCCGCCGAAGCCCCCGAAGCCGCCGAAGAAGTGATCTGCGGCTTTCGCACCCTGCGCCCCGCCTGTATGGTGGGGCGCAGTCGCGAGAGCCCCACCCTTCACAGGAGAGAAGTCATGAACCTCAAGGACTACCTGCCGACATTCACAGGCGGCGCGGCGGCCGTCATCGCCGCGGTGCAGACTGGCGCCACGTACGCCGGGCTGCGCAGCCCGTCGTTCGACCAGCTCGCCGACCTCGTGGCGTCCACGGCCGAGAACCGCGCCGTCACGTCGATGCAGGCGTGGCTGCAGCCGCAGCTTGAAGCGCACGTGGCGGAATTCACAGCGCTGTACGGCGGGCGCCCTGGCGGCCCGAGCGACGCCGCCGACCAGTACGACAGTCTGCTCGACGACTGGCTGCACAACTGGCTCGAACAGCCGTGGCTCAAGGAATGGCTTGGCCCGAGCTGGATCGGTCAGAACAGTGTGGGCGCGCAGGCGCACGACCCCGCCGAAGTCATCAAGCTCGCCCGCAACATGTCGGCGCAGATCGTGCGCGAAATCGTGACGCGAGAAGTCAATGTGGCGATCCACAACGGCCAGGCCACGCACGCGCAGATGCCGGAATACAAGCTGCTCGCTCTCGGCATCCGCCGCGACGACATCATGCCGCTCGTCATGGCCGCCGCAGCGCCGGCTGGCGTGACGCATCCCACCGAAGCGGCGCCGGTTGCCGCACAGCCCGCCGTGGACGTGGCGGCGCTGAAATCGGTTGTCGATCCTCTCGTGCTGCACCTGGGGCAGCACAGCGGCGAGCCGCCGGATGCGGTGGCCGCCATCGTGCAACAGCTCGCGTCAGACAAGCCGCAGCTCGTGCAGGTTATCATCGAACGTTACGGCGTCGATGCCGGGTACGTCCCTTACGTCAAGCAGTACTTCGCTGCGATCCCGACAGCGTGGACGGACATTTTCAACATGCTGACGGTGCCCGCCGCCACGGAGGCCGCAAAGCCGAAGCGCCGCAAGGGCAAGGGAGGCACCAAGGCCAACGAGGATGCCGCCACGGGCGCCGCGGCGTCGAGCGCGCCGGCCGCCACCCCGACCGGGGAAGTGCCGCCGTCCGTCTTCGCCGCGCTCGGCGACTGTGGGGCTTCGGATCGTGACCTGGCCGACCTTCTCGGCATGTCGCGCCCGACGATCAACAACGCCAAGAACGGCAAGGGCACGCCGCCCAAGCTCTCGGCGGAACAGCGCAAGCAGCTCGCGGACCTCATCATCCGCAAGTCGCAGGTGCTCCACGAGGCGTACACTGCGCTGTCGGCGGTGCAGTGATGGCCAAGCGCGCGATCAAGGTCAAACGGCCGTCCTACGCCCTCGCCGAGCGGCTGACCCCCGCTTTCACAAGGTGGCTCTTGCGGGGCAGCTCCGCCTTGGCAATCGCCACCCGTTCGGAGCTGCAGCCGCAGCGCCAGGCGCTCATCCAGGCAGGGCTGCGGCTCGGCGCCCTGGAAGTGCGCCGGAAGGGCACGAAGCACGTTCTTCGTGAGCGGCGCACCTGATGCGGTGTACGCTTCGCACAGCCCCCGACGCTAGTGTGACGTGTACAGCTTGCAACCGTCGATGGGACGCCGACGAGGCGCCCCATCAACTCCCGGTGGACGAGGATTGCAATGCCCCGCGAGAGAACCCCTTGGCGCCACCGCGTCGTGAGCACGCCGAAGAACGGCGGTGGAAGCGTTATCTTACCCGTTGACGAACCGCAGGCCGAAGGCCCGAGCTACAACGCAGACGGCTTTGTGGACAGGCTCCTGGCCGCGCTCGATACGGACGCCGAGGGGCTGGCCAAGGCGTTGAAACTGCCGGCGCGCGAAGTCAAGCAGATCGTAGGCGCGCAGCGCTGGCGCCTCGCCGAGACATTCCGCGACGAGTTCTGGACGCGGCTTGCCAACTACATCGCCGTACGCCGCGGCGCCCTGGCCGCTGTACAGCACGAGATTGCCGACAAGATGGAACGCGACCGTGCGGCAGTGCTGCGGCGTCGCCTGATAATAGAGGGTCGCCAGTGACGACGTACAAGTTCAAGCCACAGCGGTGGGATTTGGTGTTGGATTGCGACGGCTTCCTCGGGCACGAATTCAACGACTGGCCGCAGCAGAACCGCGACATCGTGCTTGCCGCGATGGAACAGCAGTGCGTGCCGCGCCCCGGCCACGGTATCAGCTACCGCGTGGCGCACGACGCCAATCCCGACAAGCCGGGCATGTTTTACATTCACATCGAAGTGGTGGAAACGCCGCCGAAAATCCATGTACCGAAGGGGTTCTTGTCGTGAAAGTGCACCTTCGCATCGAAGACGCCCCCATTCGTTTTGTTATTTTCTGCTCATATGGAAATGACAGCGTGGCGCTTATTCAATGGGCGCATGAGCAGCAGCTTGAAGGCGTGGCAGTAGTGTTTACGGATACGGGATGGGCAGCGGACGGCTGGATGGCCCGCGTTGAAAAAGCCGAAGCATGGGTGCGTTCGCTTGGGTTCACGCCGCACAGAACGTCATCAATCGGCTTTCGCCAGCTCGCGCGCGACAAGAAGGGCTTTCCGACACAGCAATTTCAGTGGTGTTCCTACATTCTCAAAATCGAACCGGGTCAGCGCTGGCTTGAACGCTTTGACCCCGAAGCGCGCGCCGTGTGCTTAATCGGAGTTCGCCGGGAAGAAAGCGCCGAACGCGCAAATTTTCCCGAGTGGCTGTTGCGCAGCCCCAACCACGGCAACCGCGTCACCGTGGCGCCTTTCGCAACTTGGACAGCGGAGCAACGTGACGCGTTAATACGGCGAGCAGGGTTTGAAGTACTTCCCCATCGTTCACGGGAATGCAAATGCATTAATTCAACACGCGCAGATATGCAGCGTTTCACTGATGCCGATTGGCGCGAACTGCAGGATGCAGAAGCCGAAATTGGCAAGACCATTTTCAGGCCGCACCGTCACATGGGCGCAAAAGGGGCCGCCGAGGTTCGCAGATGGGCTAACAGCCCCAGGGGTAAATACAAACCGACCGAGTCCATGCCAGGGGCCGTTGATCTTGAAGACGCGGCGCAAGAGACAGACTTATTGGTCTGCAACAACACGATGGAAGGAGGATGCGGAAGATGACGACAGTTTCGCAAGCGTCGCCGGCCATGCTCATCGAGCTGTGGCTGTCCGAGCAGATCGAACCGCGCCGTTGGCGCGAAATCCTCGCCGAGCGCCCCGACGTGGCCGCGGCGTACGCAGAGCTGCAGCAGGCCCGTCATGTGGCTTGAACTGCTCGGCATGTTCACCGCCGTGGTGGCGCTGACGTGGATATTCGGCCGGGCTCTCGAATGGCTGTTGCGCGGCCCTGGGGAGGCAGACGATGACCGTTGACGAAATGAAAGCGGAGCTACGGCGTCAGGGCGCGGTGTGGTTCAACAACACTACGTTGCTCGTGCTGGAAGACTTCATTGCGGCGTACGACGCCGCAGCGCGCAGCGACACGGCGGTTCAGTACGCCGAAGCCCTCGCCGAGCACTGGCGTGAAACTGCGGCGGCCACACCGCACAAGTTGCACAAAATCGTGGCGGAAGCCAAAGGGGACACGGCCGCCAACATCGCCGCCGCCATCCGTAAGTTCACCCAAACGGCCCCGGAGGCCCCCGATGCCTCATAGCTTTGTTTGGGGCTTCATCTGCGGTGTACACTTCGCCAACGCGGTAGTGTCGCACGCGCTCGGCAACATGCCGGCGGCGGTCTGCTCGGCCGTGGCGGCGACGGTTTCATTACTCGTCATTGCGATGCGCGCAAAATGGGGTGACGCATGACGTACGTTATGGGTATTGACCCCGGCGTCAACGGCGCCATGGCGGTGTACGACGATCAGCAGGACAAGTTGATCGACGTTACGCCCATGCCGAAGTTCAAGATGAAGGTGGGCAGAACGACACGTGAACGCGTGGATGCGTACGCCCTGCATCAGTACTTCGTGACGTGGGCTCTTATGGGCACGCGCCTGGCAGTGATGGAAGCTGTCAGCGGCCGCGGCAATCAGATGGGCGGCGCAGCGTTCTCGTACTCTGTCGGGCTCGTGTACATGGGGCTTGTGGCGGCGCGCATTCCTGTCGAGACGTCGCCGCCGAACGTCTGGAAAAAGATAATGCGCGTTCCCAAGGACGACCTGGGGATTTCGCAGCGTGCCAACGAGATATTCCCCAATGCTCGCCACCACTGGACGGGCAAGATGGGCGGTTTCAAGGATGGCAACGCGGAAGCCGCCATCATGGCCTATTTCGGGGCAGCGCACATGCTGCATGTCGCGCCCCGAGATAGCGAAGAACACATGTACAAGCGAGCAGAGACAGGAGGCTGACTTGAATTTCGAGGAATGGAGCAGGACACAGCGGGCAAACGACAGACTGATATTGCTGCTGCCGGCGGAAACGCAAGAGTGGCTTCGCGACCGGATACGCGACGCCTTCGACGCGGGGGCTGCGCACGCTATCGAGACTGCGGAGGCGAAGGAGAAAGAAAAGGCCGCGAAGCAAGCCTTGCAGGCAACCGCCGAGAACAAGCGCTTTCGCAACTCGGCGCTCCCGCCGGATTTCGAATACCCCACCGACAAGCCGCTGCAGCTCCCCGAGCAGCCCCCCGAGCAGCCCCCGCAGCTCCGCACCGCAGTGCGTTCGCTCGTCGTCTTCAACGACCGGCTGTACATCGGAACCGATGTCGGCCTCTACCAGCTCGACCCCCTCGCACAGACGGCATACCCCGTGCCCCTGGCGTTACCCAAAGGAGCCTAAGCCATGGAAGAACTGATACGCCGTGTACTGGACGAGCTGCGCCACGTGCGCCGTGAGAACGAGATACTGCGCGCCAAGGTGGACACCTTCGACACCTTGACGCAGTTCCTCCGCAGCAATGCGGTGCAGCCGGTCCGAGAAGTGATGTTCGAAGACCCGGCCTGGCAGCTCGGCAAGAAACTCGACGAGCTGGAAGCGCAGCGCGCTCGCCGGCAGAACACGAGCGAGAGCTAATGCCTCTCGATGTATTCCCATACCAAGACGTTGGCGCGCGCTATCTCATACAGAGGGCGCGCGCCGGCCTTCATGACGAAATGGGTGTGGGCAAGACGGCCACAGCCATCCGCGGTCTGGACATGCTCGGGTACAAGCGCGGCATCATCGTTGTACCGGCCTTTCTGCGCCGCAACTGGATCAAGGAATTCGAGAAGTTCGCGCATGTCCCGCGGTCCATCGTACGCGGCGAGACGGTGCACGATTTCGCCGCCTGGCAGCGCGGCCGGTTCGACACGTTGGTGACGAGCTACGAGCAAGCCGTCAACTGGAAACCCCACATCGACCAGCAAGCCGAATTCCTCGACTTCGTGCTGTTCGACGAAGCGCACAAGCTCAAGAACCCCGACATTCCCCGTACGAAGGCGCTGCTTGGGCCGGAAGCCGATGGCGTAGGCGGCTTGCCGATGTGGGCACGCGTGGCCTGGCACATCACAGGCACGCCGATGATTAACGATCCGCTGGACATTTTCACGTTCCTGAAAATGTGCGGCGCCATGCCTCTGCGCAAGACGGAATTCATCAAGCGCTATTTCCACGTACGCCGCACCACGTACGGCTCTCGGCAGATGCCGCGCCCCGAAATGGTGGAAGAACTGACGCGGCTCATCAACGCCAACAGCATCCGGCGTACGCTACGGGAAACCGGCGTCGAGCTACCGCCGATCTTCCTGTCTTCCATGTTCATTGACGGCGATGCGAGCAAGGTCAATCAGTTCCTCGCCGAGCATCCCGGTCTTGACCGCAGCATCATTGCGACGTTGCAGGAGCAAGGCAATCTGTCGTTCTTGGACAGCCAATACGTGTCCACACTACGACGGCTTATCGGCGAAGCAAAGGTGCCTTCGTACTGCGAAATGGTGCGCGAGGAATTGGAAGGCGGGCTGGACAAGATTGCGATTTACGGCATTCACCAGCACGCGCTGAAAATGATACAGGACTACTTCGCCCGCAAGCGTATCAAGATGGTGCTCGTCAACGGCACTACGACGAAGGCGATGGACGAGGAGGCCGAACGCGCATTCAACAACGACCCCGAGTGCAGAGGCTTCATCGCCAACATCGAGAAGGCCGGCGCGGGCGTCAACTTGCAGGTGTCTGCAGCTCTCGACATTTTCGAAAGCGACTGGTCGCCAGGCAAGAATGCGCAGGCAGTGAAGCGCGTACACCGCATCGGCCAGCGCCGAAATGTGCGCGGGCGCTTTATTACCCTTGCCGGATCATTCGACGAAATGGTTAATAAGATCGTCGCCGAGAAAACGGCCGCGATTGCCCAAATCGAAGGGGAGGCCATGGCCGCCGCGCCCTCCGATGTGCTTGACCAAATCAGGCACCTGCTCTAACATGTTAGTGCGTAGTTCGAGAACGCCACAGGAGAACCAAATGGCGAAGTACCAGATCGTGCATGAATTCAACACGCTCGCCGAGCTGCAGGCGTTCGCCGCCAGCATGCCCGGCGGCGCCCCGGCCGGGGCGGGCGGTGCGCTCCCCCCGCCCAATCCCGGCATGCCCGCCCCTCCGCCGGGCCTGCCCCCGCTGCCGGCCGCTGGTGCCCCTGGGGGCTTCGCGGGTGGAGCCCCTGCCCCGATGCCTGCGCCGGGCATGCCCTTGCCCCCGATGGGCGCCCCGAGTGCCGGGTTCCCTTCTAGCCCACCGGGCATGCCCGCCCCGCCCCCGATGGCGCCGCCCATGGCCCCGCCGCCGGCTCCCGGCATGGCGCCGCAGGTGCCCCTGGGTTTTCACAACGGGGGCGGAGCGGTCGGCCCCCGCGGGGACGTTCCGGGGGCTCCCCCGGCCGCTGGAATGGCAGGGGCGTCAGCCCCGGCTACCGGTGGGGGTGGTGATCTGGCGTCGCTGCAACAGGCTCTCATGGCCGCCCTGCAGAACCGCGTCCACACCCAGGACACGGCGCAGCGCATCCTGCAGAAGTACGGCGCGCAGCAGGTCAACCAGCTCAACCCGCAGTACTACCCGCACGTCATCGCCGAGTTGCAGCAGCCGCCGGCCGCCTGACGCCTTTACGACCTGCCCCGCTTCGGTGGGGCAGTGGTAAGGACGAGGCCGCCCCATGACAGAACGACAGCACGCCGCTTACGGCGCGTCCAATGCACATCGTTGGCTCGTGTGCCATGCCAGCATCAAGGAAGCGGCAAAGGCACCGCCGCGCCCGTCGTCGCGTGCTGCTCGTGAAGGCACCGCGGCGCACGCTCTGCTCGAACACTGCTTGAAGACCGGCGTGTGGGATGCGCGGCCGTACATCGGCCAGGCCATCGACCCCGAGTTTCCCATCGACGACATGATGGCCCGCGGCGTCAACACGTGCCTTGATCTTGTCTGGCGCATCCTCGCCGAGAACCCCGGCGCCGAGCTGCACGTCGAGAACCAATTCGAAATCCCGTCGCTCGCCGCGCCCGGCCAGGTGTACGGGCATTGCGACATTTGCATCTTCGTGCCGTCGAACGGGTGGCTCATCGTCATCGACTTCAAGTACGGCTACGACGTAGTGGACGTGAAGGGCAATCCGCAGTGTTTGCACTACGGCACTGGCGCGTTCTTCTCGGGGCGGTTCCAGAACGTCCAGGCGTTGACCACGTGGATTTGCCAGCCCCGCGCCTACGGCACAGGCGTGACGGAATACCACACTTACAGCGTGCAGGAAGTGTACGATTTCTACGCCCGCGTCGAGCAAGCGGTGGCTGACAGCAAAGCCGAGAACCCGACGTACGCCCCGTCGCGCGAGCGCTGCAAGTACTGCCCGGCCAACACGACATGCGCCGCTGCGCGCTCGGCGGCTCTCGTTACGTTTGGCTTCAACGATGTGAAGCAGGTAGGCGAAGCCGTCATTCCCGCGCCGCAGGACGTGGACATACCCACCATGGCGCACGTCCTGGCGCATGCCGACATGCTGCGTGGGTGGCTGGACGCCTACGAGACGCACGCCAAAGAGCTGCTTTTGCAAGGCGTCTTCATCCCCGGCCAGAAGCTCGTCGAGGCGAAGCAGAACCGGGCGTGGCACGGCGAGGAAGAACAGGTGGCCGCGGCGCTCATGCGGCTGATCGGGCTGACGTGGGATGAAGTGATGCCCCGCGGGCTCATCCCTGTGACGGAAGCCGAGAAGCTGGCCGTTGACGCCTACAAGGCGCGCGCTCCCCGCGGGCAGAAGATGGAAGCGGCAAAGGCAGCGCGCGAAGCGCTGGCCTTCCTGACGCATAAGCCAAAAGCTCCGACGTACACAATGGCGTCGGAGAGTGACCCGCGGCCGGCGGTTAACCCGGTCAAACAAATGTTCGCTGGCGTGGTGCCGTCGAGCAGTTCGTAGGTGCAAAGGATACCGCTATGACTACGACGATCATGAAGAACTCGATGGTGGGCGACGCCTGGATCATCGAAGCGTGCCGCAACAACCCGATTACCTACCAGGGGGATGGCCGCTTCCGCTCGTGCCCGGTGCGGCTCTCGTACCCCGATCTGTTCGAGGCGAAGACGAACCGCATGGACCCGAGTAAGCCGCCGAAGTTCTCGACGGCCATGCTGTTCCCGCCGCACGGTGTCTGCGATCTGTCGCCGCTGTACCAGGCAGCGCAGCAAATCGGCGCCGCCGCGTACGCCGAAAACATGTACAACGGCCAGCTCCACGGCGTCGAAATGCCGTTCACCGATCAGGCGAAGAAGATGCAGAGCGCCGGCTATACGCCGGGGTGCATCTACCTCAACGCCAAGGGCAACTTCAAGCCCCGCGTCGTGGACGTGCCGCCCGCGATGAACGACATTATCGACCAGCGCCGCGTGTACCCCGGTGTGTGGGCCATCGTGTCGTTCAACTTCTATGCGACGAAGCCGCCGCACAAGCGGATTGCAGTCGGGCTCGACGCCGTGATGATCTATGGCGACGATACTCCGCTCGGCGGCGCCGGTCAGGTGGACGTGCAGGCGGCCTTCGGCGGCGTCAAGTCGTCGGCTCCGATCGCTGTGCCGATGGCCGCGTTCGGAGGCGCCGCCGTGGCCTTCCCCGGCCAGCCACAGCCCCATGCCGGCTATACGCAGGTTAACCCGCAGGCGTTCGGCCAGCCGGCCCCGCAGCCCTACGGCCAGCCCATGCAGCCCTATGGGCAGCCGGCCCCGCAGCCCTACGGCCAGCCCGCCATGCCGGGCATGGACGAGCAGATGCGCCGCCTGATGGGCGGCTGACGAAGCCCGTACGGCGGCGCCGGGGGAGTGGCGCCGCCGTATTGAGACACGTGAAGGCGGGCCGCGTGGAGGCACAGTGCCCGCCGCTTTTTACGGCAGAACCAGCAGTGAAACCGCGCGCGCATCTGGACTTCGAAACAGCGAGCCCCGCCGATCTGACAAAGACCGGCGTGTACCGCTATGCCGAAGACGCACAGACGCGCGCGTGGCTGTTTCGCTACCGCATCGGCGACGGCCCACGGAAAGGCTGGCGCCCCGGCCAGCCGGACCCTGTGGATTTGCTGCAGCACGTGGCCGAAGGCGGAACCGTCGTCGCGCATAACGCGGCGTTCGAGCGCGTGATTTGGAATTGGTGGCTGCGCGCACGGCTGCCGCATTGGCCGGTTCTGCAGATCGAGCAAATGGACTGCACCATGGCACGCGCGATGGCCATGGACTTGCCAGGCAGCCTCGAACTGCTCGGGACGGTGTGCAATTTCACAGCGAAAAAGGACATGGAAGGCGCCGCGTTGATGAAACGCATGATGCGCCCCAGGAAAGTGGACGAGTACGGCCGCGTCGTGCAGTGGTGGGACGCCCCCGAAAACATCGACCGGCTTGAACAGTATTGCGACGCAGACGTGGGCGCCGAAGAAGAAGCGGACTTCATGCTGCCGCCGCTGTCGGCAAACGAAAAGACGATCTGGAATTTCGACCAGCTCATAAACGAGCGTGGCATTCAGGTGGACGTGTCGCTGCTGCACGCTGCCGAAAAGCTGATCGAGAAGGCGAAGCAGCACGCAGACGCGCGCATGGCTGTGCTGACGATGGGCGCCGTCAAGAAATGCAGCGAGAGCGGCAAGCTGCTCAAGTGGATACAGGCGCGGGGTGTGCTCGCCGACAGCATGGCGAAGCACGAGACGGACGACATTCTGTCCGTCGCCGGGCTGCTCGGGGACGTGCTGGTGGCCGAAGCTGTGAAGCTCCGCGCGAGCGCCGGCAAGGCGAGCGTCAGCAAGATACGCGCGATGCTCGACACGGTTTGCCGGGATGGTCGTATCCGCGGCCTTCTGCAGTACTACGGAGCCGGCACCGGGCGGTGGGCGGGGCGGCTCGTCCAGCCGCAGAACTTGCCGCGCCTCGATTGGGGCGAGGATGGCCAGCGCATCCTGTTGCTGCTCGCCCTCCTGCGCGACACAGGCCACGATGCCGAGCTGGCGCATGCCACCTGCAGCATGCTCTTGGGGCCGCCCCTCGAATGGCTGTCCAAGGCTCTCCGCAGCTTCATCATCGCCGCCCCCGGCCGCAAGCTCGTCGGCGGGGACTTCTCGAACATCGAGGGCCGGGTGAACGCCTGGCTCGCGGGCGAACAGTGGAAGGTTGACGCCTTCGCTGCTTACGATGCCGGCACCGGCCACGACTTGTACAAGCTGGCATACGGTAAGTCGTTCGGCGTTGAAGACATCGACAGCATCACGAAGCCGCAGCGTCAGCTTGGTAAAGTGCAAGAGCTGGCGCTTGGCTACCAGGGCAGTGTTGGCGCGTTCCTCAAGTTCACCGTCACGTACAACATGAAGTTAGAGCCCATCGTCAAGGCTGTGCGTGAAGCGACGCCGCCGGACGTGTGGGACGCACAGGCTGCCAAGTACGCGGGCGAGCGCAACAAGTACAATCTGCCGCTTGAGTACTGGACGGCCATCAAGATCATCGTGGTTGCTTGGCGCAAGGCGCATCCGCGCATCGTGCAATCGTGGTGGAACCTGCAGGATGCTGTTATCGCCGCGGTGGATACCCCCGGTGAAATCATCGCGGTTGAGAACTACCCGATCAGCTTTGTCTGCAGCCCGAGCCGCGACTTCCTGTATTGCATCTTGCCAAACGGCCGGCTCCTGGCCTACCCCGAACCGCAGATCGTCGAGGCCCGCGAAGACCAGATCGTGTACGCGGACGGCGCCGTGCGCAACACGGACGACTATACGCCCGACGAGCTGGAAATGATCCGGCTGTACGGCATCGACAAAGACGCGATGTTCTGTACGTACAAGGAAGGCAACCGCCACCGCAAGGTGACGTGCGCCGCCATGGAGAAGGGGAATTGGTGGCGATACGCCTTGTACGGCGGGCTGATCTGCGAGAACATCGTACAAGCTGTCTCGCGCGACATTCTCGTGGAAGCCATGTTCCGGGTGGAAGCCGCCGGCTACCCCGTCGTACTCACGGTCCACGACGAAATTCTGACGGAGCCGCCCGTGGGCTTCGGCAGCGAACACGAGTTTGTAAAGATTATGTCGGTTAAGTCCGAATGGTACAAAACGCTTCCCTTGTCGGCTGCCGCCTGGGAAGATCAGCGCTACGTCAAGTAGGAGAATACGCATGCTCACGCCGCGCGAACAGACGTTGTACGACGCGCTCAAGGACGGCGAGCAGCCCATCGCGGTGCTGTTCGATCTGTGCTGGCCGAACTTCGATAAGCCGATTACCCCGCGCGAGCGACAGCAGCGGCTCGGGCGCGTCATTTCGGACGTGAACATGAAGCTGACGGCGAAGGGCGAAGGGAACCTTGTCAAGCCTGGCATCGCCCGAGGGACCTACGCGCTCGTGCCTGCCGAGTAACGGCCATGGCCGGAATGCTCGATTACGCAATGGCGTGGGCCTCGCGCGGTTTCCGCGTGTTTCCGCTGATCCGCGGTACACGTGATGGCCAGCTCACGTCGTCGCACGTCAACGACGCGACGACAGACCCCAACTGGATTAACTACTGGTGGGGCAACGGGCAGGATCACAACATCGGCGTGGCCACGGGCAACGGCTTGACGGTCATCGACATCGACGTGAAGAAGGGTAAGCCCGGCCTAGAGAACTTCCTAAAGCTCGTCGGCGAATTCAACACGCTCACGGTGCAGACGCCGAGCGGCGGCTATCACTGCTATTACACGGCGGCAATCGACTTTGGGCAATCCGAAGTTGACAAGGGCGTGGACGTGCGTAGCCACCACGGCTATGTGCTGGCGCCGGGCTCATACGTCAAAGACGTGAACGCAGGCGTGGACGGCTTCTATCAGATCGTGCGCGAAGGCGCCCCGGTCATGCTGCCAACACAGATTGCGCAACGTCTGCGCCCTGCCGGACAGCGGAAGGCGCACAGCGACATTGCGCTCGTGGACCTAGACCAACCGCGCAACGTGTCGGATGCGTTGCACTACCTCGCGCACCAAGCGCCTATCGCCATCGAAGGACAGAACGGCAACGACACGACGTACAGGGTGGCGGCACGGTTAACGCGTGACTTTGCCCTGTCGGACCAAACAGCGTACGAGCTGTTGCAAAGCTATTGGAACCCGAAGTGCGCGCCACCCTGGGGGCCGCACGAGCTTTGGGCGCTCGTCCAGCACAGCCGCGACTACGGCCAGAACCCCGTTGGCGCCGCCACCACGGCCGTGGCGTTCGGCGATGTCGCCGCGCCGCCGGCTCTCGCGATGGCCGACGACGGTATCTGGCAGTTCGGCAACGCGCTCGATGCGCAGCTCATCCCGCGGCGGCCGTGGGTTGTGGATCGCTATCTGATGGAACGCCAGGTGACGCTTGTTGCGGCCGAAGGCGCCGCCGGCAAGTCAACCCTCATGTTGCTCACGGCCGCGTGCCTCGCTGTCAACCGGGCGTTTCATTCGCGCATGAACGTAGTAAAGCCCGGCAAGTCTATTATCATCAACAAAGAAGACGACATAGAAGAAATGAGCCGGCGCCTGTGGGCGATCTGCGATACTATGAAGTTCGACTGGCACGAAGTGCGCAAACACGTCAACCTCATCAGTATTGAACAGCTCGACTTGACCCTGGCCATGTACGCCAATGGGCTTGTGGCCAACGAGGCGCACATCGCCGAGCTGATCCGTCGTTGTTCCGGCCCTGACGTTCGCATGCTCGGGCTCGATCCGCTGGTGAAGCTGCATCAGTGCGACGAACAGGACAATATCCACATGGACTTCGTGATGACGCAGATTATGAAGATCGCGCGTCACGGCACCGTCGCATGTCTCGTCAACCACCACATTCCTAAGTCGGCGTCGTTGAACGCTGACACGCAGACTGGCAGCATGTCGGCCGTACGAGGCGCCGGCTCAATCGTCGCCGCGGCGCGTATTGCGTTCACCATGTTTCCGATGCCGAAGGAAGACCAGAACAGGTACAGCATTGATCCTGATGACATACACAAGTACGTCCGTCTCGACGACGCCAAGATGAACCTGGCGCTCAAGATGGCCGAACCTATGTATTTCGAACGTACGACGCATTCGCTCCCGAACGGCGAAGGCGTCGGCGCGCTGCGCGCTATGTCGTGGGCGCCGAAGGAAACCGAACAGGCCAACACCGTGGGCTCGCTGATCTATCAGCTAATGGCCGGCAACCAGCGCGGCCAGGTGTTGCATTCGGAAGTGCGCGACCGCTTCGCGCAGTTCACCGGCCGCATCGAGCCGGCCATGCAGAGCGCCTTGGATATGGCGCTGCATCGCATGTACGTCCGTGGTGGGAAGAAGTTCACGTACACGGACGAACTCGGGCGCATGCACGAATTCGTCAAGACGGAGAAGAAGGGCGCCCGCGGTACTTTGTACCACTACAAGGGCGTCGAGCCGGCCTAGCCGGCGTTACGCGCGGTAGCGCCGGAAGCAATCGCCGTCAGTATGATCTTGTTGTTCTCGCGCTGTTCGTCGCGCAAGCCCTTGATACTCTCGTCGATGCGGTTCAGGTGGTTCGACAGATCGTCGCGCCGCACGTAGTCGTCCTTGATGTCGTTGATACGCGTGTGCAGCTTGTCGATGCTGTCGCGCACGGCGTTGTCCCCGCTGACGATCTTGTCTTGAATGTAGCGGTCGCGCACAATCATACCGCTCACGAGGGCCAGGACTGTGAGAGCCCACCCGATGACATGCGTAAGTTCGAGCTGCATGATGCTACCCATGGAACCCTCCGTCTGCCGGGGGTATGCGGTTTCAAGGATCTAGGGTTAACGCCACAGGCCGCCGCGGCGTTCCCGCTCCACCCGCACGTCGATGCGGAGCTGGTCGGCCCTGGTGGCGCCTCGAACGCCGGTCAGCGGCTCGCCGAGCACCCTACGGAGCCCGGCCACATCGCCCGGTGATGTTGTCCCACACGCCGCCAGCATCGTAGCAGCGGCGAACAAGGCGCTCGCCTTCGTCAGCGTTCGTAGCGGCATCGGCGTTGACCCTCTCGATGGCGGCGCGGTGCTCGGCCGCGCCCTGGTGCTTGAAGTATTGGATAGCAGCCCAGGCCGCGAGCGCAAGCAGAATTGCACCCCCGACATAGCGGCCGACCGGCCCGAGAAACCACATCAGCAGCCCCATGGCCTATTCCTCCGGATCGTCGGCCGCCATCGCCGGCCGCACGGGCACGGGGGCGCGGCTGATGACCAGGCGCCCGGTCCACCACATGTAGAAGGCGACGGCCAGCGCCAGGACCACCAGGGCGCCCGTGCCGTACTGCAGCGGGTTTTCCGTGATGGACGATATGACGGCGTTGATGATCGCCGTGAACGACAGGCCGCCGAATACCAGCGTGCCGGGGTCTTGCTGCGGCGCCACGTCGTCCGCCTCGGCGCCGCGCTCCGTTGCCTCGGGGGCCGGCTGCGCAGCGCGAGCGGCCTTGATGGCGTCGAGGAAGTTGCGGTAATAGCGGGCGATCAACGACGCCTTGTCAGTGCCGTTGACGATCCTGCGCGCGCCTTCGGGGTTCTCCGTCGTGGCGTTGAAGTACATTGACAGCTTGTGCCTGCCGCGCGTCCACCAACCTTCGATCAGCGACGGCCAGAACACGCGGGCGTCAACGTCTTCCTGCAAGAGCAAGTCGGGGTTGTTCACCACGTCGAGGCCGATGCGCGCGGCGATGTACTCGATGTTGTGCTTGTGCGTGGCCTGCACACGGCCACGCCCGAACCACCCTTCACGCCAGTACGGCTTGCTGACGGAACCGAGCTGTCCGGCCGCCCATGCCTTGTCCAGTGCCCGCACAACAGCTTGCGTGCTGTTGCCGAACGTTTCGCGCACCGGCACCATTCGGCCGCCGGTTTCGCGGAATGCCGTAGCGAACCCGTACGCCAGCTTGCGGTCGTCGCCGTCGCCGTACGTCTGCCACGAGCGCAGCATGGCGTTCATGCCGTTGATCTGCGCTTGCGTCAGCCGGCCCCCGAACGGGGCGTTGCGCACGTAGTTGTAGAACGTCGTCTTGTTGAAGGACATTAGCCCGCTCCTATGCGCGCCAGGACAGATAGCACGACGACTTGTCGCGGCCGCCGTACTTCGTGCCGGAAGACGCGGCTTGCTGGATGCTTTCCAGAATGTTCACGTCATGATAGCCGAGCTGCTTAGGCACCTTCGCCGCGAGGCTCGAACCGGGGAAGCCGCCCGCCGCTTGGGTCAGGTTCGAGCGGTAGGTGTCGAAGTAAGCCGTGGCGTCGTCGAGGCCGATACCCGTGCGGAACGCCACCGAAGCCGCCGCCGAGTTGAACAGCGTTTCGATGTTGACAAGCATATCATCTTCGGCCTCGCCCGACACGATGGCGAACTTGTCGTTGACGCCGGCATGCGCGGCGCCAGCGTCGCGGCGGCGTACCGTCTGCGCATTGTACGTCCAGCTTGCTTGACTGGTGTAGAGCTGCATGACGATGTTGCGGCGCTGCCACCTGTTCCACAGGCCGATGGCGCAACGGTTCACCACGTCCGTGCCGTTCACATCGACCAGCTTGAAATTGTAGTCAACGAGGGCCGACACGTTGGCGTACACGGTGCCCATGTGCAGCGCGCCGCGTGCCGGGATTGTGTACGTCCCGGCTGCGTTGGCGATGGCGTTCTTGTTGACCGGCAGCCCGTTCACCCATTCGATTTCACTGACACCGGTTCCGCGCGCCGTATTCGTTGACCACTTGGTCTGTGCGAGCTTGACCGTCTCAGTCTCCCAATGGCCGAAGGCCCAATAATCGCGCGTCTGGTTGGTGCCGTCGCCGCTGATGGCCGGCGAGAAGCTGACATCATTGAGCGACAGCGCGATGTTGTTGGCGAACGGCACCATGGTGAAGAAGTAGCCATTCCACACCGGGATGAAGCGGCTTCCCTTCTGCACGAGATACACGGTCGCCTGGTTGGTCAGCGTCGGATCGGGAGCCGCGTCACCCGAGACGACGGACAGCGCCGCCTGGGGGAACACCACATCGGTGGTGCGTGCCTGCGCCGGGGCGCCGCCCGACAACATCAGCTCCGTCAGCGTCGTGGGCGAATAGATCGGCCCTTCTGAATTGCCGCGCAGATCGTGCCCCGTCATGTGGTGCGCGTTGTCTTCGCCGAAGCCAACACCCCACTTCTGCGCGGGGTCCGACGATCCCACCGTCTTGATGGGGCCGCACAGCGTACCTTCCTCGATGTAGGCGCCGCACTGATCCGCCGGCACTTCCGGCGTCACGCCGCCATCGGTGAAGGCGCGGCCGTTGTTGGTGCAGTACACGTTGCCGTCAGTGTGCAGCCGCGGCGTCTTCGACCGGATGCCGTTGCGGGCGGCGCCGTTGGACAACACCTGGCCGAGCCGAACGTCACCGTTGTTTTCCGTGATTTCGAGGCCATGGGCATCCCACGACGCCGGGAGCGTGACCGGCGAGCCCACGGCGTTGGCGCCCGGCCCGGTAGCAATGGTGCCGTCTTCCTCGGCATGAAGCCCTTGGATTTCGTGGTTCGTGCCGAAGGTGTTGAGATAGAGCGACGCCTTGCCGTTCTGCCCCGAGAAGATATTGCTCTTGTACCGGATCGCCGGAATGGGGGCGTCGGCGCGGCCTTCCGCGGCAAAGCCGTAGCTGCCATTCAGGAAGCTCTGAATGTCATGATGCTCGCCGGGGGCCATGCCGCCCGTGGCGTCGGCGTGCGGGCGGATAAGCCACCCCTTGTCGCCGGCTGCGCCGTTGTAGCAGTCCTTGCAATACCACTGCGTGCCACCGCCGGCTGCGCTGTTGGTCTGCACGAAGTTGTGGCTGACGCCGTACTCGCCGATCAGCTCGCGCGCATGCGCCAGCGCCGCCGGCCCGAGCAGGAAGTTGGTTCCGCTGCGGCGCGAATAGATTTGGCGCAGATTGATCTGCACGAAGGCATCACGCGGCGTCCAGACGCCGAGCGCGCCGGGGTCTTCCTCGTCCCAATCGGCGGCGCGCGCCACGACGGAGCGGTCAACGCCGAAGTACTCCATACCGCCGCCGGCCACACCGTCCTGAAAGCCGATGATGTCGTTATCGGCGTTGGCGCTCTTGAACGTCGTCGCCATTGGGCCGTGACAGCGCACGTACGTGCCGTTGCCCGGTACGATCAGGCTGCCGTTGACCTTGTACACGCCGGCCGGGACTACGCCCGTCAGCCCTCGCGGCGTGAGCATGTCGAAGAACGCCTGCAGATTGTCCGTCTGATCGGTGCCGAAGTCGCGATCCGCCAACGGATATTCGTTCAGGAAGTTCAGGATGCCGATGTCCGTCAGCCCGTACTTGAGCAGCCGCGGCGAGAGCATCTTGGTGGTGCTCGAACGCAGACGCGTTTCTTCGCGCGTGGCGAATTCAGCAGCGACGAGCGCGGCGACTTCCTCGATCTGGCGCTTCAACTGCTGGAAGCGCATGACGGTGCGGTCAAATTCCTTCGTGACGCGCTGCTCGTTCAGCCGCGAGTTGATCGGAATGTTCAGGTCCGTCGTGAGCGGCAGCGTGCGCTTGACAATGATGTCGTCGCCGTCGCACTTCGTCACGAGTGACGCCGTGGGCGTGATCGTGCACGAGGCGAAGTCATCCGCGAGCGTGACAACGTAGTCCGTCGTCGGCACCGCCACGGTATTTTCCGTGTTCACGATGACCACGGAGATTTCCGTATCGGCGTGCACCGGATAGTTGAAGTTCAGCGGTACGCCGGCCGTCACGCCAGAGTACTGTTGCGAGCTGGCGGTGGTGGAAACGCTCATTGGCCAAATATCCCTTCGAACGTCGGCGCCCTGTCAGGAGCTTCGCGCCCTGGTGCCCACCAGAACGCATTCCCAATTTCATCACGTTGTTTGTTGGCCCTCTGCCGGAACTTCCGGTACGCGAGAGGATCAGCGAGTTCCTGCAGTCTATCATGAACCAAGCGGTCGAGCACTAGCTTTGACGGCCAGAAGGTCGCCAGAGGATTGTACCGCTGAACGAAGCGAGCCGCCCGGTCGTCGATCTTCCATTCGTGGCCGTTCCAGTCCATGCCGTTGGAAATGATCTTCTCGGCGTCGCCGAACGCCAGGGTCCGCAGATCGTCCACGAGGCCCGCCAAGGGGCCGCCGATAGCCGCGGCCGGCGTGCGGTTCAGCTCGTTGATGCCGTTGAAGAAGAAATCCCCGTACAGCCCGAGCGCGCCGCCGGCCAGGAGCGCCTTGCCCCAAAAGGCGGGCTCGTTCATGGGGCGAGGATCGCGGCCGTTGACCACTTCTTTGAGCTGCGTCCCGAGCGCGCCGAACAGGGTAGCGGAAGCGAGCAGCCCCGCCGTGAGCCCGAGCCGGCCGGTCATGCTTTCGTTGCTCATGGCAAGCCGGCTGTACGTCAGGAAGAACGTCACCGGGTACGACTTGTACATGGCGAAGGAATGCAGGATGGCGCCTGTCAACGTGTCGGGGCGCGACGTGCCGCGCAGCGCCACCTGGCCTTCTACGCTCGCTTCGATAATCATCTGCCGCGACGCGTTCACGATCATGCCTTGCATCTTGCGGAACAGTGCGTCGTCCTTCTCGGCGAAGTCGATGGGCCGCAGCAATTCCACGCCCGGCCGCGGCGAGAACACATCGCCGTTGCGGAACTTGTCCCATTCGGCCTTCGTCACGCCGTTGGTTTCGAGCAGCGCGCGAAACGGTACGTCTTCGAATTCCTTGCCGCGGTGAAGCGCGAACGCCGCCATTGTCTCCGTACGCGCTGCATCCTTGACGGCGCGCGTGTGCGGCCCAAGGCCAGACGTGCGGATCGCCACATCGGCCACCCGCTTGGACAGGTAGTTGCCGTACGTGTTGAAGCCGGTAAAGCGCTCCGTCGCGTACAAGGAACGCCATGCCTCATCCCAGGCGAAGCCCGACGACGCGGCGATCTGCTTGGCCTCGGCGCTGCCGGTCAGCGCGCGCAGGTAATGCCCCAAGCCGCCGCCAGCGTTGAGCCCGTGGAACATTTGCACCAGGCGCTTTGTGCCGAAGTCGCCGAGCGCCATGAGCACGGCTTGTCCGAGCTGCGCCGCTACCAGATAGTTGCTCACGGTGGATACCGTGTTGGCAAGCGGGCTCTCCGCTTCCATCGGGTTGCGGTTCATCAGAATGTCGGCGGCCGGCGCCACCTTGTTCTTGAAGGCGCCTTCGGCTGCGTCCTTCGCCAGCGCGCTAATTTCGCCGGCCTTCTTCAACGCGAACGCCTTGGCCGCTTCAAGCGTCAGCTCGGGGTTGGGGCCGAGCGTACGCACCGTCGCGGTTGCGTTGGCAAGGTGCGTCAGATGGTTGAAAATCAGGTCCATCACGTTGCCATCGCCGTAGGCATCGTGCGCCGCCATCCATGAAGCGCTGTCCTTGTAAAACAGCAAGCGCTGGCGGTCGAGCGCATTGCCGAGCGCGCGGCCGTTACCGCGGAATGCGGTTTCGTCCAACTTGTTAACGCCGTCTTGGTACTTGGTTTCGTACATTTCTTCCAAGTACATGCGGCGCTTGTCTTCGGGCACCGGGCTGCCATCTGCGTACTTGGTGCGCGACCAATCCACCCACCCGTCAAGATGGCGCTCAATCCACTCGTCTTTCTTGCCGTGCAACTTGGCGGCATTCGACGGCTGCGGCAGCCCGTAGTTCTCCAACTTGCGCATGAGGCCGCCAGCCGCGTTGAACCGATCCACCGCGATGTCACCGACTTTCTTGTACGCTTGGGCGATGGTCTTGGCCAACACGTCGCCCGTGTCTTCGCCCATTGCTTCCTTCACGATGTTGGGGAAGTGCGCGACGCCGCGCTGCACCCCGAGCAGCCCTTTGCCGGCCTTCTCCATCACATCGTCGAGCATGGACAGGAGATACCCCCGTTCCACCTGCATTTCCGTATCGAGCGCGCGCACGCCCTTGAACCGCGGATCGTTCGTCAGCATGGCGTTGATGCCGCCGACGAGCGCCTGCCCCCTGGCGCGGTCGCCCTTGCCGCCGAAGAAAACGGCCGTCTCGGCGGTCAAGCCTTGCTCGACGGCCTGGTGCGCCCGAGCCACCGCTTCGATGCGGGCAATGTTCTGCTTGGCGCGGTTCTGCGTCTTTTCGACCATGCGTTCGAACACCATGCCCATGGCAATGGCGTCGCCGTCGCGGATCACGCCCTGCGACTGCAGCGAGGCACGGATGCGATAGAAGTCGTCAATGATTTCGTCTTGCCGCGCCTTGCCAAAGCCGCGGGACTTCACCTGATCCAGAATGCAATCTACGAAGTTTTGCGTACCGAACATGATGACACCGCTTTCAATGATGCTTCGTCGTCTGCAATGTCGTCGAGCATTTGCCGCAGCGTCATCGCTTTGTGCCCGTCTTCTGTAGGCACCATGATTTGAAAATCGGCGTCGTCCAATTTGTACTTGACGCCGTTGATGTCCATTTCATCCGTGAGGCCGCGCAGCGTGTCAATCTGCGCGCGCGTCACTTCCAAGGCTTCATCCGCCCGCTTGGCTTGCTCGGCCAGGACGATGCGTGCTTTCTCCGCCGCGTCAGCATTCGGCGGCAGATCGCGCACCGCTTGCGGCGTCAGCTCGTCGTTGATGCCGGGCACCATTTCGTCCACCGTCGCAGCGCGCGGCGTCACCTGTTCGCGCGGCGCCGGCTTCATCCATGACGGCTTGTACAGTTCTTCGATGCCGGGATTTCGCCCGCGGATGAAGTCGAGCACTTCGGGGTCGGGCTGCGGCCCCTGCAAGCGCCCTTCGGCGGCTGCCCGAGCGCGCGACATCGGCAAGGCCAGATCGCGCATTTCATAGTCGAGCCGCTGCATTTCCGTGCGCAGGATGGTTTCCCGCATCTGCAGCGCGCGAGCGTCCGTGTCCTGCGGAATGGCCAACTGCTGTTGCTGCGCTCGCAGCGCGTCCAGCTCGGCTTGCACCTTGGCGGCTTTCTTGCCTTTCAACCCGGCAAGCTGCTGCTCCTTCAACGCGATCTGCTCGTTCAGCTCGCGAGCAACGCCGGCCGTTGACGACACGTCTGTGCGCGCCGCGTCAATTTCGGCGAGCTGCACGCGCATGCTGTCCAACTGCTGCTGCAGCTTGGTGTAAATGCGGTGCGTCTCGGGGTCGATACGCCGCACAACATCGTCCACCGTTTCGGTGGGGGCGCGCACTTCGATGCGCGGGTTCTCGACGACGCCCGGCAGCGCCGTATCGGTATGAGGGCGCACAGCCCACGGCGGCGTGCCCTGGTCGAGCTGGCGCGCGGTGGCCGCCAAGTCCTGCTCGAACAGCGTTTGCGCCCGGCGGCTCTGCCCGTAAGGGTTGGCCTTGCGCACTTCGGCCATGAAGGCGGCTTCGTCGTTCAACAGGTCAACGGGCGCTCGTGGGGCCTCGGCGGGCTCGGGGGCCGCAGGGCGAGGCGCAGGGGCGGCTTGGGGGCCTTCGGCGTCCATTCGCAGCGGCCCGGCCTCGGGCGGCTCTGCGCGGCCAGGGGGCGGCGGGGCGGGGTCGCTGGCGGTCGAGCGGAACCACCGCCGCCCCAAGGCCCCGATCCCCTCGCCAACGGCCTGCAAGCCGGCGCCGCCGAGCACCGCGCCGCCCACCGACATGGCGCCCTGCGCCAAGCCATAATCCACGCCGAGCAGCCGCCGGCTCTCCTGTACGCCCGTGATCTGGTTGACGGCCTCGATAGCGCCCTGCCCTGCGCCCTGTGTGGCGATCCTGCGCAGCGCCGTCTGGCCGACCGCCCCAACCCCGAGCGTTGCCAGGTTCCACGGGTCCGTGCGAGGGTCCATGCTCCCCACCACAGCGCCCGCGATCCCGCCGGCCAATCCGCCCCACGTCGTCGGGCTCCTGTCTGCGCGTTCGTTGGCCTGTTGCGCGCGCTGACGCACATCGGCCCACATTTCGCTGTACGTCTTCAACCCGAGTTCGGGGTGCTGTATCTTGAGCTGGTTGATTTGACGTTCACGCTCGGCCATGAAGTTGCCGAAGCCGTCATCGCCGGGCGCAGTGCCATCTTGGAAGAAGCGCGCGGCATCGCCGTAGCGGCGTGAATTCGTGAAGTCGCCTCCACCGAACACGCGCCCGTCTTCCACGTCGTTAAGCGAGCGGTGCGGCTTGAGGCCGGCGCGCTTCAAGGCTTCGATCTGCTCTTGCTCGCGCTGGCGGAATGCTTGCTCAAGCCCGTACAAGCTGTTGACGCGCGCTTGCTGCTCCCATGAGGCTTCAAACGCCCCGAGAAAGCCGAGCCGGGGGCCGAACGACACCGCCCCCGGCGCTACCGACATTGCGTCCGAATGTGCTTCTTCAAACATGCTCATGGCGCGGGCCGCGCGTTAAGAATGTTGGGGTCCGTGAAGTCGTACGGCGCCGGCTGCCGCATCGTCGGCGGCTGACGCGTCAAGTCGCCCGCCGTCGTGGGGCCGGGCGTACGCGGCGCCTGCCTGGCGTTCACTTCCTTGATGCGCGCCGGCTCGGCTTGGAACACGTACACTTCCGCGCGCCCGTTCGCCGCCGGCCGCCCGGTCGTGAGAAAGTTGCCATCGGCCATCTGGATACGGTAGCGGTTGCCGCCGAGCGCGCGGAACTGCCCTTCCCGCGCAATCTCGTCGGGCGCCGCAATCTGGCCGTTAGCATAGCGCGGCATCGTGTTCTGTGGCGACATTTGCGCGTAGTCTTCTGCCGTCATCTTGTCCAGCGCGCCGTCGAATTCCCGCCCGGTCACGCCCCGCGGCATGACGGTGGGGGAGCCGTTCACCGTGTCCACCGAACCTTGCCCGCCAAGCACCGCCTGAATGGACTGCTTGAACGCCGTTTCGTTCCACTTGCCCAAGTTCGAGGGCATCGCGGTTTGCACATAGTGCGCGATGGCCGCCTGCCGCACCGCGGCCAGCGACGACGGATCGAGCGACAGCAAGCTCTGCTTCGTGAAGTTGTCGAAAGCCGTATTCATGTCCGTGGTGGACGCGCCGATGCGCGTCTGCACGGCGGAACTATCGGCGTCGATCTGCTTCTGGCCGCGCACGATGTCGCTGGCCGTGGCCACTTGATCCGGCCGCGCTGCAGCGAGCGCCGCCGCGTGCCCAAATGTCGTGTTCTCCTGGCCGAGCTGCTTGAACGCCGCTCGCGCCATGTCGCCGCCCATGCCCTGTATCTGCTGCATCACGGACAGCACTTCATCCGCGTTGCCGTCGCGCAGCCGCTTCGTCAACTGTTCGGCTTCGGCCGCCGTAAACGGCTTCATGCTATCAATTGGCAAGCCGTAGTATTCGGCGACGGAGCGCGCCGCCACGCCGCGCTCCTGCATGCCGCCCGCGCCGTCAATCGGCGAAATCTGGATGCGGCCTTCCTGCGCTGCCGTCCGCATCGGATCGGTGCGCAGCCCGCTCGCCACGGCATCAGCTCGCCGATTGAGCGTCACACTGTCCCCATACGCCACGCGCGTGGGGTTCTGCGTAAACTGCGTCGTCAGCCGACCGTACAACTGTTCGACTGTCAGCGCTTGTCCGTTGCGGTTGAACACGGTGGGGTTCGCCCCCGCAGCAACCGGCAGCAACTCCGCTGCGATGGCGTTGGGGTTGCTCTTGAGCGCGCGAAACAGCGTGTTGGCGCCGCCGGCCCCCAGGAAGTGCGCAACGTACAGTTCGCCTTCGGACGGATCGCGGCCGAGCACGGGCTTGATGAGCCGGGCGTTCTCGGAGGCGTACGCGGCCGTCATCAGGATCGACAGCCGTGGATCAGCGCGCAGCGCCAGAAGCTGCTGATCGCTCATCCCGCGCAAGTCCTGCCCCGTCAGCGACGAGAGCCTTACGGCCAGCTCCGTGGGGGCGCGCGTGTCGTTGTTCCGCAGCATGCGCAGCCACGTGCCATCGACGAACTGGCCAAGTCCCGTTGCGGTTGACGCACCCTCGTAGTTGCGCACGCCGTAGTCGCCCGAGCGCGCGGCAGTGCCGGCTTCCCTCGCGACGGTCGCGGCCAGGTAGCCGGGCGACACGCCGGCAAATCGGGCAGCCTCATTGACATATCCGGCCAGCGCCGGGGGAACGCCGCGCATGGCCGCCGCCGGGGTGCCTGCAGGCGCAGGGCCGGGCGCCGAGCCCGTCCGCGGCACTTGCTCGGGCTCTAGGGGGCCGGCTTCGCCAGGCCCCGTAGGAGCGCCTTGCGAGCGCGCCGCTCGCGCGGGCGAGTTCTGCTGCGCGTCGGCGATGGCGCGAATGTCTTCCGGCCGCATGCCCCTGGTGCGGGAAATCCAGTCCTGATCCCGTGCGATGCGGGCGAACTTGTCCTTGATCGTTTCATCAGTGGACTGCCTCACGATACGAGCGACAGACGCCAGTTCTTCCACGTCAATTTGCTGGTCCGCTTTGGCGCGTTCTTCCAACGACGCCACGGCAGCGCGTGCGTTCGTGTTGAACGCCGTGCTCATCGTCGTGCGCGCAGTGCGCGCCGTGTCGATCATGCGGTCAAAGTCTTGTGGCTTGAGTTCCTTGCGCCAGTCCCGTTCGCCTTCCGGCACTTCGCTGCGCGTAAGTTCCGTCAGCACCACGTCGAGTTCTTCCGGGGAGCGCGCATTCTGGATACGCGCCTCGAACCGCGCTTTAGCAATGGACTGCCGCGCGCCCTCCTGCATGATCTGAATTTGCGCCGCGCTCAAGCCGGGGCGTGCGGCGATGACCGCCTGCGCGTCGCGCACGGCGCTTTCGTACGCGTTGGGGTCCGCGCGTACGCGGTTCGTTGTTGCCTCAAGCGACGTGTTGGCTTCACGGGCGCTGTGCTCGGCCTGCTGCCCAAACTGCCACGCGGTTTCCGTCTCCTGACGCCGCGCCAGCTCTTGCCGCTGCGTGACACGGAACTGACTGCGCACGATGGGGTCGGCGATCTGGTTGGCGCGCGCGTCAATCTGCGCCGTAACAGCACGAGCCACGGCTTCGGTGTGGCCGGCAGCATCGGCCGGCGCCGTACGCCGTGCTTCCATGATGGACTGCACCATGGGAAACTGCGCGTTCTGGTTGGCCAGGTCTTCCGCACGCTTGCGCGCCAGTTCGTCGCGAGCGCGGTCGTTGACCGCGCTCGCCATCTGGCCAGCGCCTCTTTCCAACTCCCCGAGCGCGCGGCTCGTGGCCCCGCCGAAAGCGCTGTCCGAGCCGTAGCCGCGCGAGAAGCTGTCAGGCGGGTTAACCGCCGTCGTTTCGGCGCGCGAGATAATGAGCGGTATGCGGCCCATGTCATACCCTCGTAAGTGCGGGGTTCTTCATCAGCGAAGAACCGGCCGAGAAGATGCTTCCGAGCGCCGCGATGGGGGCCGCGGCCAACTCGTTTGAAGCCTGCGCTTCGAACTGGTTTTGCTGATCCTTGTAGCCAAGCGCTTTCATACGGCCGGTGTGCTCGACTTTCGCCAAGTCGTACTGCTGTTCCGTCGCGGTGTCTTCCAACACGTCAAGCGGCGAGCCCGCAAGTTCAAGCCCGCTTGCGCCATACGCCGCGCGAATACTGCCGATCTGCCGGCGCTGCTCCCGCTGCTTGTCTTCGATCTGCGATGCTGTGGACTGCAGCGCGAGCTGTTCGTTCCGCTTCGCAATCTCGGCGTTGTACTGCGCCTGTGCTGAACGAGCCTGTGCGCCCATGATGGCGCTGATGGCCCCCGTCACACCTTGCGCGATGGAGAAGGCGCCCGCGATGAGTTCAAGCCCGGTCATGGCCGCACCTTGCTGTACATGGACAACGTACGCCCGTGAGGGTCTGCGTGCAGCATGCCGTTCGGTGTTTCGTTGGTGAAGCCGAGAAGGCGCATCCAACGGTGGCCTTGCTCGAAATCGTGGACGACAGAGCACTCGAACCGCCGGGCCTCGTGCGTCGCGAGGATCGCCCGCACCGCCCTTGTGATGGCCAGCATGTACGGTGGCGCCTGGCGCGACAGGAGGCACCACACCTGCGCCACCCCGGCCCACTTCGGGAGGATGCCGGCGGCCCCGATGCACTCCCCTGCGATCCAGCCCGAGAACGCAAGCGATCGCTCAAGAACGGGGGCCACCTGATCGGCCGTCAGCCCGAAATGGTCGAGTTCCTGCGCCGCCTGCGGCTCGATAAGCCGCAGGTGTTCCACGTAGCATTTGCGCAGGTCCAGGGGCGGGCTCATCCGTCGCTTCCCGAAAGCTGAGGCATCAGAGCCACCAGATTAAGCGGGTACGGATCATCTGTCGAGACAACTACGCGGCCGTCCGTATCATAGCCGGCCGGGAAGGACACTTTCCCCAGGTCGCCCGTGAACAAAGGCAGCACGTCGGTGTAGTCGTCAGGCAGCCGATAGCCGATGTCTTCCCACACTTCGGCGCCCGTCTCTTGGTCGTAGCGGCCGTACTTCCCGCCAAGCGTATCCCACACACGAATGTTGACGCCGTGAATACGCTTCGTCTTGCCCTGCGAAGTGCCGTCAGAACCGCCCGCGTCGATCCGCGCCGTCTCGGCAATGCTTTCGAACGGCAGCCCCAACACCACGCTTTCGGCTTCGTAGCCGAGCGTAACGGCGCCGTTCGTGACGACAAGCGGGCCGACTTTCAAGCCGTCCGCAAGGCCGTACACTGTTTTGCCTTCCAAGAACCACAAGCCGGCAAGGGTGTCCGTAAGTTCGCCGTCGTACCGTGCGCCGCAGTCCACAAACCACGCATCGTCCGCGAGCGTGTTGCCGAAATCCCAAAAGTCGGCCAGGCGCTCGATGTACCGCACCGTCTGCGAGTTGACAGTGCGGCGTACGACAAGCCACAGGCTATCCTGCTTGCCGTCTTCGTTCGGCAGCACCGCCATGCTTTCGACGAAGCCGCCGACATCATGCAGGTGCCAGCCGATGACGTTTTCCTCACGGTTGTATGTCAACCCTGCCACAAGCCCGTCTTCACGGCGGATGAAGCACACGGAATGCGGCTCGGCGGCATAGTCGAGTTCGACGAAACGCTGCTCCCCCAGGTGGCTGGCGAACAGCGACATGGACGGCGAGCGGTAGCCGTCAGCCTCGAACACATAGGCCAGCTCGCGAACGGTGCGCTGCGACCGCTGCACGTAAAGCAGCGCCCTGTCGATCTTCACAGGCTCGATAGGCGCCGAGCCGCGGGCGGTCGAGTTGCGGGCCTTGACGCTACGCGCCGTGATGGCCTCGCCGCTGGTCGCGGCCGTCACGACGAATTCGCCGGCCCCGGTGCCGATCAGCAAACCGCGCTCGTCGGTTGCCATCCACGCCACCCGCGGGATTTTGCGGGCCTTGATCTTGAACACCAGCGCGTTGTCGTCGTTGACCGTGCCGTCCTTGTCGGTCTGCGCGAAATTCGTGTAGCTGCCGGGGGTGGACGCTGCCACCGTCGTGGGGGCGTCGAAGGCGCCCGCCATGTACAGCCGGTCGTCGAAGAACGTACCGCACGTCGGCCAGCCCGTCGTATCCGAGAACAGCCCGAGCCGCCATTGCGTCGTGTTGATCGCGCCAAGAAACGGATCGTCGAGCAGATCGCACACCACCGTCGTCGTGTTTGTCACCGACGTGATTTTCAGCGCGTGCCAGAAGCTACGGCTGTCACGCACGCGCAGCAACCGGCCAACGTCCGTTGACTGAAAACCCGTATTACGGTTGATGCCCGTCGTGGACGAGAAGGTAGCCGTCACGCTTTTGACGCCGGCCTCTCGCATGATGAATTCGTGGATAACGGGGTACGCGTCGCCGTTCCGCCCGCTCTCCGTGATTTCGATGCGGTAGAATTCGAACGGGTACGTGTTCGCGAATTCGAAGAATTCCGTCCGCTTTTTGTCCCACAACTGGTAGTTCTGGACTTCGTGCAACGTCGTCCAGTTTGTTGCGTCGTCCGAGCCCTGCATCATCCACGAGCCTGGCGAGTAGTCTTTGGCGGTGTAATCGGCATTCTCGCTCGACTGCGCGCCGTACAGCATGTAACCGTCGATGACCTTGCCGCTCGCGCCAAACCAGTAGCGCAGCCAACCGTACTGTTTGGTGTCGGACTGCCACGCCGACGTGCGGTTCTGATCGAACGCGAAATAGCCCTGCGTGCCAGCTCGCGTCGTGCTGACAGCCACGGCGCCAGACGGCGTGTTGATGCTCGTCATGATCGGCGTAGCAATGGTGTTCGTCGTGATAGACACGCGCGTTTCCGTCGCGTTCACGTCCATGTACGGGCCATCGCTGAAATCGAGCAGTTCGAGCGTCCAATTCAGATTGCTGAACCGCGACAGGACGTACGGCGCGAAGCCTTCACAAAACAAGAACACCAGATCAGCGTCTTGCAAATAGCGCAAGTTCGGCGTGTCCGTTTCGGTGTACGGCGACGCAATGGCGTACACACGCGCAGCCGTCGCCGACACCACGCTTATCGTGCCAGCCGGCCGTGCCAGGTCCAGCGTATAGTCATTGCTCACTTTGGCCGTGATGTTGGCCACGCGGCCGTTCAGGTTGGTTGCCGCGGCGAAGCCGCCAAGCACCACCTGATCGCCGACATTGGCCCCGAGTGACGCCGACGTGATGACGAGCGGAGTGCCGGCGCCCACGGCCGTGACCGCGACGGCGGCGTACGTCAGCAGCCCGCCGTCCGAAATGAAGCGCAGCGTCTCGTCGCCGAATTCGAGCAGCAACGCCTGATCCTGCCCGAAGATGAACGGGATGATTTCGCTGTGCTCGTTGTTCTTGTTGGCCGTCGTCGTAAAGATGGTGCCGCTGCGCCGTACGATGGGGCCTTGCTGCGTCACCACGAAGTTGCGCAGCTTCTTCATCGACGACGCATAGCGGTCGATGTCTGTCCGGCCTTCGACTAGGGGGGACCATTCGCCCGCGTTGAAAGAGCGAAGGATGGGCGTAACGCGGGCCATGTCAAACCCCTATGTGCCGGGCGTTCACCCACGAGTGCTGTGCGTCGTCTTCCGCGTAGTTGTCGGGCTCGCGGTCGAAAGAGTTGAGCTGCGCAGCGATGGCCAAGGCTTCCTTGTACGCCACGCGCGCTTCTTCCTTCTTCGAATTGGACTGCGTGATCTTTTCGGCCGAGCGCCAGGCAAGACCCCATGCGAGCACGTCCACGAAGTCGGCGGGAAACTGATCGGGGCCAACACGCTTCACGATCAGCAGATCAAGCGAGGCGTCTTTGGCGCTAAGCACCATGTTCTTGCCGTACGGCTCCCACTCGTCGTACTTCTGTCGTACGACGCGGAGGCACTCGTTCGGCAGAGTGTAGCGGTACTTGCGTTCGACATCGGCCGTCAGCGCGGGTGCGGTCGGCGTCAGTGTGATGTATTCTTTGGCGAAGCCCCACACACGGCGGCGCAGCTCGTAGTCGCGGGCGTGTGGGTACACGAGCGCAAAGTACCGCTCGTTGTCCGTCGTCGGGGGCTCGATGGACTGCATACGAAAAGCGGCCCCAAGGTTCGACAAGGCCAGGTTGCAGATTGCAAGGCTCGTCGTCATGGGGCCGCTCCTGTCAGTCGTACACGCGCCGGCACACGATCACTCGTGCAGGTACGCCAGATACCCTTCCAGCGTGCCGCCGACCGGGAACGTGCCGCCGGTCACGGTGGCGAAGAAATCCCACCCCGTGCGCGAGAACATGTCGTAGGGCGTGCCGGTGCTCATCTGCAGCGCGTTGGTGGCGCTGGACACGTCCAGGGCCGAGCCGAAGGCGTCATCGTCTTCGGCCTCGGCGGAGCCGTCCGCCTTGGCGTAGGCACGGTGCCCGAACTTGAGCACGCGGGACGAGCCCCAGGCCGAAGTCCAGATCTTCGACTGATCGCGCAGGATGCGCAGCCGGCCGAACGGCAGGCGGCCGAGTTCGAACGTCGAGCCGTCCGCGGCGGCGACAGTGGCGGCGGCCACCTGGAAGTAGTGCAGCCGAAACTTGGGGTGGCGGTCAATCGGGAGAAGATTTGTCTTCGCCACGATTGCGTCCACCTGAATGCTGTTCACGCTGGCCATGTGCCAATCTCCTGTTGATGCGTGAAGAAGGGAAGCGACGCCGCGCTAGGCGGCGCCGAGCGCCGCCGTTACTCGACGCATTCGAGCATCAGCACGCGGCCTTCCTCGCGACGGGTGGCGCCCGCCGTGAAGGTGCCGTGGATTTGCTTGATGTTGTTCTTGTCGGCACGATTGTTGATCGTGATGACAAGCTCCTGCCAGGAGCCGTAGTGCATGCCCTCGGGCACCCACACGGGGCAGTACCGGACGGTGCCGCCGACGTTGGTCGGGATGCCCTTGGTCACGGCATCCTGATCCTCGTACGGCACGAAGGTGAAGCCCATGAAGGCATTGACCTCGCCGTCTACGAGCGGCTTGACGGCGTTGTAGTCCGACGAGCCCACGGCGACTTCGCCGAGCAGGTCGTCGATCTGGTGCGCCGTGACGGCGATCAGCGGGCGCGTCATGCGCAGATCGACATGGTTCAGCTTGAGCCGCTTGCGGGCGGCGCGGAGCTTGGCCACGGACATGCGCGTGCCGCCGTTGGCGATGGTGTCGGCGGCCGGGAACGACACATTGGTGTTGCCGTGCTTGCCGGCCTTGGCGACGGCGAAGAAGGCTTCCATGATAATGTCGTCCTGCTTGCGGGCGGCACCGACACGGAAAGCCTCGACGTACATGTTCGTCGGCTCGTAGATCATCTTGAGCGTGTCGAGCCGGTCCACGAGCATGGCCGTGTCGAACTCGTCGCCGTAAATCCAGCGCTGAGTGTGCTCGGGCTCCGTCACTTCCGTGTCGGAGTACTTCGTGGTCCGCTTCTGGAAGAAGACGGGACCGATGAAGTTGACCACCTGCGCTTTCTCGCCGACGTAGGCGCCGCGGGTGACGTGCTGCATCAGCAGGCCCGGCATCTTCTGCAGCGCGTGCTGCACGTTGCCGGTGAACTGCATGACGTGGTGCTCGGGCACCTGATAGGTGGAAAGCGTCTCGGACATGTGGAAATCCCCTTATGTGGCTCACCGGCTCGGAGGCGAGAGGGGTTTCCTATACAGGCCCTCAAAATGAGAAGGAGCCAGCACCGCCGGCTCCTTCTTGTAAGCCCAAAGGCTTTGCGTCGTCAAGACCGCGGGCGGGCCGCCAGCCTGGCGTACAGCGCGTTCAGCTCGGCCACGGCCTGCTTGTGCTCGGGGTGCCCGCCGTCGAGGTACTTCTTGTTGAACTCGGCGTCGCCCCGGAGCTGGTTGATGCGCGTCTGCGCCGCTTCCGGCGACAACAGCGCCGGGTTGTTCGGATCGCCGCCGTTGGCCGGAATGAAGGAGCCTTCCCCCATGCCGGCGCCCATCTTGATGAGCAGTTCAAGGACTGCCGCATCGCCGATGGCCGCTTCAACCCGCGCCGCGCCTTCGGGCGTCATCTTGAGCGCCTGGAACGCTCGCGTGCCCGCCGCCTGCGCTTCGGGCCACTTGTCGCCGTACGACTGCTTGAGCGCGTTGACGGCGGCGGCGTTGGCTTCACGTGCCTGCGCATGTTGCGCCGCGATCATCTGCGGCACCTTGGCGTTCCACACGTCAGCCACCGCCTGCGCCTGCTTGGCGGTCAGCCCCGCGGTGTGGAAGGCTTCCCGGCCGATGCCTTCCAACACCATATCCGGCTTCTCGACGCCGTTGTGTTTCAGCTCGTACTTGTCCGGTGTCTCGGGGCGGCCGAGCGTGTTGTAGAACTTATCCCACACTTCTTTCGGCGCGTCGTCCGCGGGAAGCGGCACCACGTCTTTCGCGCCGCTCAATGCCTTGTTGGCATTGTAGTACGCCGTCGCCAGGGCGTTGGGGTCCTTGTCGAACGCCTTGGCGGCGAGAAGGTCGGCGACCGGCTGCCCCACCTTCGCAGCATCGAAGTACGTCTGCGTGGTAGCCGGCGGCGGCGGAGTAGTGGCGGGCGGCGTCGTCGGGGGCGGCTGGCCACCTGCCGGGTTTCCAGCGCCAGCGGCCGCAGCGGCAGCGGCAGCGGCGGCAGCCGCGGCATCGCCACCGCCGGGGTTTCCGCCCGGCTGGCCGCCCAAGTGATCCTGTACAGACATGGTTGGGTTCCTTAGTTACGAGCCGTGGTATTTCTTGTACAGCGCATCAAGGGACAGCCCGGTGAAATCCAGGATGCGCAAGAACACTTCACGTCTGCCGTCGAGCCTTGCGGCAACGTACGGGTTTTCGTGAAATGTGCTTTTGTGAGCGCGGCAGAACCGCGCAAGGTCTTCCATGAAGAAGTCCATATCGCCGGGGAACGGCACACCGTTGCGAACCCGCCAATACACTTCCTTGCGCTGCCGCAGCAGCCGCATGGCTGCGTCGTTCACGTCTTCTTCGGCGTACTTGACGAGCCGATCAAAGTGCAGATCGTCGTCGGGGTGCGCCAGGGGGTCGGCGTCGTCTTCGATGAAAGCCATTACGCCACCCGTGGGCTCTGCTGCGCCTTCATCATCGTGCTCGCGACGTTCGCCATGGCGGGCGCCGCATCAACAAGCTGCTGCTGCTCCGCCTGCGCCTGGCGCCCGTTGCGCTTCGCCTCCACCTTGTCGGGGGTGTTGATCCAGCGCGGGCGCACCGACTGAATGGCCGCAATCTCGGGAATGGCCTCGTCGAAGTTGATCCAGTCCAGCGTCGAGGGGTCTTGCGTCACGGTCGCGGCCTGCACCGCGACTTCGACCGTACGGGCAAAGCCGGTGACTTCCTCCATGTTCTGCGACTTGGCCAGCGGCGACGCGTACGTGATGCTGTACTCGCCGCCGGCTTCCTGCAGCTCGGGCGGCATTTCCGGCAGCAACCCGGCCTCGGCGAGAACGGCAAGCTCGCGCTCCGTCTGCGGCCCCAGGTCGTTGCTCTGCAGTGTGCCCATGGTGGGCGCCAGCAGCGCGGCCTTCTCGGCAATGTTCTCCATGACTTGCGTTGCCGTCATTTCCGGCTTCTCAAGCAGGATTTGGAACAGCGTCACGAAGAACAGATCGTCGATGTCCTTGCGTTCGTCCTGCAGCAGCCCTTCGGCCACGCGGAAGTTGCCGGTCGGCAGTGTGTCCACCAGCTTGCGGCCTTGGGCGTCGATGGCCCCGTAATTGACCGCGCCCGGCCGCAGATCGAGCCGCGAATTCAGCACGCCGTCATCGTGCGCCAGAAGCACAGGCTCGACGGCTTTCTGCCCCTGCTTGAGCAGCGTCTTCTTCATGGCCGACACGCTGCCGAGCGCCGCGTACGCCTGGTTGGCCACGGAGAAGCCGTATGTCTCGTCGGCCTCGGCGCCGAGCGTCGGGATAACCCACGGCATTGACATGTAGCCGCTGCGCTTGCCGATCCATTCCTGCGACGGCATGAACAGATAGCGCTCGGCCACCCGGTGCCGGCGCGCGTCCAGCCGCTCGGGGTCGTGATCGGACGCGTAGCACACCACGTGCACCACGTGGTACTTCGTCGTCTCGGAAGGCGTCGCCTTCTTCAATTCGGCGGCGACGATTGCCGGCAGCTTGTCTTCGGTGTAATCGTCGTTGCAGAACTTGTCACGCACCTGCCGCGCATTCAAGTACATGTCGCGGAAGACGGCGTAAATCTCGCCCTCGTGGTCAAGCAGCACATAGACGTTGCGCAGGAACACCGATCGGAAATGCAGACCGCCGGTCGGATCGCGCCAATCCCGCTTGCGGCGGGCGATGAACTTGGGCGCCGTTCCGTACATGCCGAGCTGGCCGTACAACTGCGTCTGTGCCTGGCGGAACCGTGCGCGCGGCGCTTCCCGTTCTTGGAACAGAATGCGCGTCACTTCGTCGAAGTACTCCTGCACGGCGCGGCTGCGGTTCAGCTCGGGATTGTCGGTGCCGAGCTTCTGGTATCGCACGCTTGCCGGCGTCATGATGCGTTCGAGCACGGCCGTGTAGGTGCGCAGCGCCTTGGCGCCGGTCGCGTCGTACGAAATGCGGCGGGCGGCCTCCGTCGCATAGTTGTACACGTCGGATGACTGCGGCGTCGTCCACGCGCTGTAGTGACGCGGGCGCAGGTGCGCCGCGGCCGTTCGCCAGTCGGGTTCGTACGGGGAGCGCAGATTGACGGCCTCCCGGTAGCTCAACACGCAGTCGCGCGCGTCCAGAAGGTTCACCATGGCTCAGACCTTCCCGGCGCTGCCAAGATACTTGACCGTGCTCCCGAGCCCGGTATCGTCGCCGCGGCCGCCGGTCAGCAGCGTGAGCGTCTGCGAGCCCTGCGCCTTGCGCCGCTGCTCGGCCGCGAGGGCGCTGATGTCGGCCGCCGAGCGATCCGGCGGGGGCGGCGCCTTCTCGACGGTCGGTTGCTTGATATTGAACAAGCCGGCCATGGCCGCGCCTCCTAGTGTGTCATTGGTTCGTAGTCGGTGACTGCAGTATGCCGGTTGTCGGCCCCTTTGGAAAGAGCCCGGTCCTTCCTGGCGATGTTGACGGCGAAGGTCAGGACGAAGCTATCCGCGGCGTCGGGGCTCTCGCCGCCGTTGCGCTGCTTGTAGTCTTCCTTCGGTTCCATGATCTGCCGCTGTGTGCGGCGCTCGATCCCGTATTTGATGCGCGTCATTTGCTTCATCAGCACGGGGTCTTCCGGCAGGCATCCGGCCTCCTGCATCCAGTCTCGCGCCTTCACCCACATTTCCATGCGCTTGTTGGCGTACACCAGATGATCCGATGCCGGGGCGCCGGGGTGCACGCTGATGACGCGATACTTGCGATCCCGCATGATGTCGATGACGCCAACACCGGGGCCGACACTCTCGATTACGATGGCGTCCGCTTTAAGCCGGTTGGCCAGCTCGCCGAGCCTGTCGGCCACCTGAATGTTGTTGAGCCCGCGGTACACGATCTGCTTGTGCGATCTGGCGTCGTTGCCCTGCCGCACCGTGAACACAGTAGCGTCGTCGCCGTAGCGCGCCACGTCCGCGCCAATGATGACCGGGGCCGCCTGATCATAGATCAGCTCACGGCTCACGCAGTCGTTATAGAGCGACATGCTGATGAAGCCGTCAAACGCCTGATTGGGGAACTGCCCGTAAACGCGGATGCGCGCCGCGTCGCTGTCTGCGCCGTTCTTTAGGATGATGTCCATAAGCGCGGCTTTGTTGGTGTGCGACACTTCGCGGCTGTCCACGTGCCGCAGATATGTGTACACGTCCTTGTGCTTGTCGAAGCAGTCCGCGAATTCGCCATCGGGGCGCGTCGGGTTGCCGAAGCAAAAGAAGAAGCCTTCGCCGTCCGTGAACGCACCGTCCACGACTTGCCAGACGTTCGACGTGATACCGGACGCCTCGTCGAAGATCGCGAACACCGCCTTGCCTTCGTTGTGCAGACCGGCGAAGGCTTCGGTGTTCTGCTCGCTGACGGTCTGCGCCGACACCATGTAGTTCTTTTGCTTTTCCTCGGGGTACTGTGCGAACGTGTACGAGGATGCTGTCCAACGGAACCAATGCTTGCACAGCAAGAGCTGGTGCCACTTCGCCAGCTCGGGCCATGTCTTCGTTTCGAGCTGGTTGCCTGTATTCGCCGTAACGACGCCGCGGGTGTCCACGCGCGTTGACATCATGAAGTGGATGATCCACGCGACGAGCGCCGACTTGCCGACACCGTGGCCTGACGCCACCGCCGAGCGCCACACGCGGTAGTCACAGCCAAGCGCTTTCAATGTCGCGTTAAGTCTGATGTGCTCGCCAAGCCGCAGTAGCAAGTCGCGCTGCCAGGGCTCGGGGCCTTTCTTGCGTTCGAGCGACGTACCTTTGACGCCCCACGGGTAAACCGCCATGACGAAGCCGTACGGATCGCCGGCAAACTGTGCGATGAACTTGGCCAGCTCGGCTTCTGTGTCAACGCTCGCGGTTGCTTCGCGTGCCATGCTCGCTTATCTTTCCGGCAGGAGAGCCCCAATGACCCGCTTGGAAGCGTACCCCATTCTTTACAGCATTATCAACCGGATCGCACAGGGCACGCCGCCGTTCCGCGCATTTCAGGAGCACGGCGTCACGCGGCAGTGGTTCCGCGGATGGATCGAGCGCGATCCCGAGCTGCAGCGTCTCCACGAACAGGCCAAGGAAGACCAGGCCGAGACGTTGACGGAAATCCTCCTGACGATCAACCAGCCCACCGACCCGCGCGATCCGCTGGCCATCGGTGGCGAGACTGACGCCAAGATGGCGAAGGTCATTTCCGACAACATTAAGTGGTACGCCGAAAAGCTCAAGCCCGAGAAGTACAGCAGTCGCATGGAAATCAAACACACTGTTACGGCTGACGGTGTGATTACCCAAATGCTGCGCGCCGGCATGGAGCGCATATCGCAGCTCAAGACCATCGACGCCGAGTACACCGAAGTCGTACAAGCGAGAGAGCCGGCATTGCTGCCGGCTCCCGATGTCGAAGAAGCTGTGCGCAAGCTGATGTACGGCTAGCCCGGCCCGAAGTTGAGCTTGCGGCCCTCGGCGATGAACGACGACGGCGCCGACTGCTTCGGCTTCTCGGGCTCCACCAGCTCGGGCTCGATGACGGCCGGCGACGGATCGGCGGTCGGCGCAGGAGCGACACCGGACCCTTTCGCCAGGGCGGCCTTGATCGCCGCGGCGTTGTTGGCGCGGATCGCGTCTTCCGTCTTCTTCCGCTCGGCCTCGACGGCGGCCCACGTCTCGCGCTCGGCGTCCGTCAAGCCGTCCGCGCCGCGGGCCTCGTCCGGCTTCTGCTCGTCGCCCTTGTCGCCGCCCTTGTCGCCGCCGACAGGAAGGCCGGTCCACGTGCCGGCGGTCAGCCGGCGCTGCCGTTCCTTGGCGTAGTCGCGCAGGTCGTCACCATCGAGCACCGCGGCGCCCGTATAGTGCTGCGTGAAAGCGCTGTCGATCTGCTCGTCAGTCAGTGAAGCGAAGAATTCTTCACGCGTCGGCGTGTGCGGGGTGGGTTTCTTGGCCATGGGGTTCTCCTGTGAAAAGAGGGGGCGTCATTGCCCCCTCCGATGTTCTGGCATCATGCCGTCACTTGTAGATGACGTTGAAGCCCACCACGTCGGCAGCCGTGAGCGCCGCCGTCGAATTGTCAGCCGCCGCGGTCGTCATGCGGTAGCCGAGCCCGAGCGAGAAGTCGAGATTGTACTTCGACAGGTCGATGTCGATACGCGACGTGGCGGCCACCGGCAGCGTCAGCACCGGCGTGTCGTTCTCGTCGGGCGCCGTCGCCTTGTTGTAGAACTTGATGTAGCGCGCCGCAGCCGCCGCGTTGTAGCCAATGACGCCGAGCAGCGACTTGTTGCCAGCGCTGATGAGCGTCGCATTGACCGAACCGGCCGCCGACACCAGGCGATGCACCGACACATCGTCACCGGGCACGAGCGTGTTGCCGTTACCGTCCTTCACGGGTTCCATGGTAGTTCTCCTGTTCCGCGCCCTTTTGCGCTTCGCGCAACCTACCACTTGACAGCCGCCCCTACAAGCTGCAGCTTCACCGCGGCGCTGCGACGGCTCATCCCCCGAGCGGCGCCCGGCGCGGCCTGGTCCTCGGGGGTGCGATCCGGCCAGCGACAGGGGGAGGCAGGTTCTTGCCGCCGCGCCTCCCCCTAGCCCCCACAGTGCATGTCTTCTCTCCTTCCCTGATGACCACCCACTTAACGCCCTTGGCCAACGCCGGGGGCGTTTCTTTTTGTGCCAAGGCGCTAGTTTAGCATTTTGGCACTGTGGGGGCTTTGAGCGGGTGGGCCTGCTGACATATTGGCAGGATGACATATTGGCAGGATGACACATTGGCAAATTAGCAAATTGGTAAATTAGCAAATTGGTAAATTAGCAAATTGGTAAATTAGCAAATTGGCACTATGGGGAAATTTTTGTGGGATTTTGCCGGCCTCGGCGGGGTTTATAGCGCGCAAACCGCCGCGCCCCCTCCCCCGCCCCGCAC